ATTTTACATATTTTGAATCAATTCCAATAATAACTTTTTCATTTAAATATTTATCCTTCGCCATATTAATTAATACAGATGATTTCGCTATTTCAGGATAAGATTGAGCATTTCCAACAACATATAATCGCGCCATTTCGGCCTGTGGAACTAATTTACTCAAATCAATACCTTTTCCAAAAATTGAAAATAATGTTAGCATTCTACGCAATTTATTATTATTAAATAAATATTTGTCAAAATTATAATAATTTTGTTGTTGTTGTGGGGGTGTTCTTCCTTGACTTTGTTGCTGTTTAAATTTACTAAATTGTTCTTTTTCTTTTTGTTGAGATTGTGATATTATTAATTGTTTCAAATCTTCAAGTTCTTGTTTTATTTGTTGAATTGAATTTTGTGTAATTTCTTGCTGTTGCGGTTGTTGCACTTGCGGTTGTTGCACTTGCGGTTGTTGCACTTGCGGTTGTTGCACTTGCGGTTGAGCTTGATTTCTCAAATAACTCATAAATTCACCAAGAATTTTTTGATTTTCTGGTGAAATACCTTGTAATTGTTGAGTACTTTGAATATTTTTCATTAATTTTTCAAAATATGCGGTTCTTGATTGAAATTGTGGGTCATATGCTTTATATTTTGCATTCAATTCATCTTTATCACTTGGCTTCCATCCAACATTCATCGCGATATTACGGAACGACATTTGAAAAAATAATAAGTGATATGAAGCATCTTGGTTTAATTGATTTGTCAGTGATGGGTCTCCTCCAAGAAATAAAAATAAAACAACTAATGGTTCAATACCAAGAAATACGGCTAAACTTAATAAATTAAAACGATATATCATCTTTTCTGGTCCTTTTGGACCTTGTTTAACTTCTTGTATTAAATTCATTAATGGCTTCACTCTTGTAAATTCAGGAAAATCTCCAAATATTTGTTTTATTGAAACATTAAAAAATTTATTAATAACAACTGCAATATTTTCCTCTGTTTTCTCTTTTCCTAATTTTTGAACAGCTGTAATTATTTTAAAAAATATATCAATTAATAATTTTGATTCATCCTCGATTGATTGTTCAAGTTGAGGTTGAGGTTGAGTTGTTTTAGTAAATTTTCTTTTTACAAATTCTTTAAATTTTGCAAATAATGATGTTTGTGTTTGTTGAGACATTTCTGCTTGTCTTACTTGACCAAATAATTCATCTTTTAATGATGAAATTTCATTAATATCCTCATACGATATTTTTCTTAATTTTTTAACATCTTTTTTAAATAAATCAATCATAAGATTTTTTATTTCATCAAAAATTTTTTCTTCAACAATTTTAAATTTTAGTTTATTTCTTAAATCAAACGTTTGTCTTTTTTTAGTTATATTTGGATTCGCAAAAACTTGTAGAAAAGCATAGTGTTTTGGGTCATCTCTCATTATTCTTTGAATTTCATCTTTTTGTATTTCTACAAGAGATTTTCTTCTTTTTTCACTAGACCTATAACTAGAATCACGGTTGTCTATTCTTGAGTATAGACTTCTTTTACGATATTGACTATTTCTATTATTTATGTTTCTTGGATAAGGTAATAAACGATTTATATTAGACATATATAATATAAATATATTTTTAATTTATTTAACTTTATCTAAATTACACCCCCAGCATGGAATCTTCGCTTTTTCAATCCATTTATCCGAATCTGGATGTTTCTCAATCGGAAATTTCCGGAAATCGCACGTCTCATCATCTTCAAACCGCCCCCTAAATTTCAAGCACTCCTTTTTATCTTTGTTTTCGGCCTTCCAGCAATAACAGGCTGGATCTAAATCTGCATATTTGCTACAATATGCATCCACACTCTTCTTACAAGTTTTATTCCCGATTTTTGCATCTTTTTCATTCCACTTAACATCCGCGCACTCATATTTTTTACAGGGGTTCTCATCATTCGTTAAAATGAAAGGGCAGTTCTCTAAATCTCCCCTGAACTTTGTCTTATCTAAAATAGCCGGAACTTCGCACTTCGGGAAGTTTATTCCAAAAATGTTTTTCGCATTGTCAATATTCGTTCCATAATCACGGGCCCCGTGATAACCGACACTCTTCGCCAATTTGGACCCCTCAGGAACAACTATGTAATAATGTCCGTTCTCGAAGGTTGTTTGTGGACACATATCCTGACTGTGCGGTCCTCCCGTCGCGACGAGTGGTTCAATAATAAAACTCTTGACATCCCCATTCATCTTAGAAGAAACAGATGAGATGTCCTGACCGACGGCGTTTATCTTCGTAAAATAATCGCTCACCCGCTTCATTCCAGTCTCATCGACAACCTGATTGTAATAAGCAAAAGCCACTAAATTACCATCGTATGTCGCATTTGGGTTAATCGCAACGTTCTTATTATCAAAATATATTTTGGGGCATATTTCTTCTAATATAAGCGTCTGATTCAGGTAGAGTTGTATTTTCATTCCATCATATCTGACGACGAACACGCTCTCGGTAATTGTAATCGGGTATTCAACTGCGGTCTCATATACGACTCCTCCGCCAGTCAGGTATATCTTCCCGTAATTTAAAGGCACATATAAAGAAACAGCGGTTCCCTGATTTCCGGAAATGCGAACCAGCTCATTCCCCGACGCAATAACCAGTGGGATACTCTCTTCTTCTTCCTCTTCCATAAACATCACACCTTTTGCACCCGCAGTAATTTTAGTCGGCTTCGATTTTACTAAAAGGAACATCGTGAATTTTGTCGTAAGCGTGAGCATATCTTTGTTCTGTAATTTGAACCCATTGGGTCCAGTCAAAACATTCTTTCCTAATTTGAGGTCGCCCACCGCAACATTTGCAACCAAAGACGCCTTAAAGTCGAACCCATTATCACTTAAATCCTTAATGACGCTCGTATTATTACGGACACTGTCTAAATTATATCCGTTAATATATGACCGCAAATTATCGACCACTGGAATATTATTTTGGTCGTTCATTTCGAATAATTCGAAATCCGTCATGTAAGCATATCCGCTCATATTATTAAAACCAACCCCAATGTATAATTCCGCACGAACATTTCCGTCTCCGCCACTTGGAGTTTCAAAAATTGTATAGTAGTATTTAAACTTGTCATTTTTATTATTATCTCGCTCGACCGTTTTGAGAGTATATTCCTTATTATTTTCGGGAAACTTTATCATATGTATAAGCGCCTCATTCTTGGTTGAATAATAGAGACATCCGAAGCAATAATATGTGGCCGGTTTGAGTTGAAAGTCCATCCGGTAATAAACAAGGTCAAAATCCCCTAATTTCGGACTGGTCGATTTTCGCAAAACATAACTACTCTTTCCAGTATTGGGAAAAACGATAATATCAAATTTTCCATTGTGGCTTATATGATTCTCGGGGTCCTTCCCGTTTATAAAAGAGCCGTTATTTATCAGGACATTATTGTCAAAGTTTTCTATTTCCATTTTTGGCTGGTTCTCTTGTTTAGATTTGATGACTATAAAAACTACACAACCAATTGCGATTAATAGTAATAGTGTAAATATAATCCATAATTCTTTCATATAATTATAATAAGTTTTATTTTTTCTGAAAATGTTTTTTATTTCAATTTGGGTCTTGCTAATTTTTCATCGACTTGGATTCCCTTAGATTCCATTAAATTTGAATAAATAATAATATCGCCTTCCTTTTTAGTCGCATATGAGTCTAAATTGTCTAAACTACTTGAACCAAGACTATATATTTTATTCTCTCCAATAAGTAAATATCTGATTTTAACAGGGTATGACTCTCTAACTCCACGATAATCATATTTTTCAGGGACCATTTCTAAAACTACACTCATTTTTTCCAAATTAATATTACTTGCGTCATTTTTATCGAGTCTTTTGACAAAATTATTCATAACAGTTATACAATCGCTAATAGATATATAAGCACCACTTGGCTTTGAAAGAAGAATTGTTCCTACAAGTGCACCCTGACAATCCATTGTCATATAAGATTCTCCATCATCGGTATTTGTTGAAGCGTAAGTATTCATATTACCAAAAAATTTAGTTGATTCATCACCAATAACAAAATATAAATCACCAATCGACGGGTCCGATGCATTATATATAATACGAACCCAAGAATATACAGTATAACCATTAATTTTGGCACCATTATAAACATTATATGATGTTGTATTACCTCCACCATCTGCTCCAATATTACCTTTTTTACTCATACCAATATTTGCTCGTTGTGAGGAATATGCTAACATTATAAGTGGTCGTTGATATCCTAAACTTATTACTTGGGCCGTTTTTCCATTAACCGATACATTATTTTGGGTAGTTTGGCTATAACTTAAATCACTTGATACGTTTCCATCTATACGTAGTCTCGTGTAATTACCTCCATCAAACATATCATTCCCACCATCTCCAATGTAATATTCATTCCCATCTAAATTATATTCATAAAAGCTGGGATTTTTAAAATCAGACATGAATGGAGAAAGCATATTATAAATCTTTCCTAATTGAGAAAGCTCATTTTTTGGTTGAATATTTATATTATTCACATGCCCATATAAAATATTTGCACCAACATTTGAAACTTTAATTGAAATTCCTAATAATGGGTCTTTAACAGTTCCATTTCCATTTTTATCAAGTTTAATCGTGAGATAATTATTATTATTAATAACAGTTCCATAATAGATATAACTACCATTCCAAATTGGACTATATTTCTGGTCCCAAGTTGTTCGTCCCTTAGAAGATAGGTTAATCATCTTACCATTTATTCTACCTCTTAAATCAAAAATGGGTTTTTCTTCATTAACGAAATCATTCGGAGACGTAATCTCAATCCAATCATTATCACTAATTGTTAAAGATTTATCAATAATTGTATTTGACTCAATATTCCATTCCATCCCATTTTCAGTAAGATATACGGATCCATTATTTTTATAAAGGTATCCATCATTCATCTGGTAGGAAAGAAACATTCCAGTTTTGGAATGTTGAATCGTAAAAAGATTTTTTCCGGATGTCTTAATTAATTTCCAAAATTGATTCGAGCCTCCTCTATACATATTCATCTTAATCTCATTATCAACAACTTCTAAATAAAATGTTGGATATGAAGATGTTTTAATATAGGAGTTCTGTCCTCCATAATTAGATTGAACAAATTCAATATCCCATTTCTGTGGATTATTTGTATCCAACAATGTTATATCCCGAATTTCATTCCCATCAGTTTTCTTATAATCATACAATTCAAATTGATTTGTGCTACCAGATAAATATACAAATGACTGATTATTCTCGTTTGAAAATACTAAATATTGCTTAGTTTTTGTATTATGTGATGAAATTAAACTATTTTTATAAACATATTTTTTTTCAGATTCAAGTTTAACTGTATTATTATAAATTTTTCCCTGGAAATCAATCATTTTAAACTCACGGTTATCAAATAATTTATATCCATTTAAATTGCTTAATCCAAATTTATTATCTTTTTTTAGAATTGGATTATATTCATCTTGACTTTTAAAAACAATCGTAATTGATGTGCTCTCATCAGACTTAAAATCAATATCTAAATTATAATCTGGATTTTTAATGGTTAATTTTCCAAATGTTATTAAAATAATATATGTATTATCTTTTGTAGATTTAAATAATTTATTAATTTCAGACTCATTTTTTAAAACATGATGTTTTATTTTTCCTTCAACGTCCACTTGTATTAAATTTAAGGGGTCTTCATTATCAAATGTTTGTTTATTAATTGAACAATCAAAATATTCCTTTTTAATTACAATATAGTCAATCATTATTGATTTAAATTTCTTTTTATTAATCTTTAATTTGAGAGGGTCAAGAAGAGGAATATATAATTCATTTTTATTATCGACATGTTCTTTATCATCACATATTCCTGCACATTCATCACATTCGGATGCTTTCGTTTTTTTCTGGTTCGTATAATAAATATCAAGAGATGAATTTGTGAATTTTTCTAACTGGACAATATTTTTATCTAAATGAATAAATGGAGCGCTAACCAATACAAAAAACATAAAAAGAATCGGTATTTTATAATCAATCTGTTTATTAATTGCGAGAATTACAAATATTACTAATATAATTAAAATAATGGAACCGAATATAATTATCATATTATATTATATTAAACTATTTTAATTTATGAAATTAAATTAAAATAAATTTTCAGTTAGCTCTCAACGGGAGCCCATTCACCCCATTCAGCCCATTCATCTCCAAACATAATCGGAGCGGGAGGATTCTTCTCATTTAGAATTTGGTTCTGGCGGTCCTGCTCATAATTACTCTGCTGTCGAACCGCTGGTATTTCAGTCCCTCCTACATTTTTATTCAATGGATTATCTAAATAAGATGGGTAATACGTTGAATTTGGAGGAGTGTCTCTGGATTGACTATATGATGACTCATTATTACATGAACCTGAACCTGAACCTGAACCGAATCTAGATTCCAAACCGGAATCAAACCTATATTTATTCATATTTGTATCTGGGTTATTAAATCCATTAACTGCAACAGGATTATTATAACTAACATTAATATTAATTGGATTTATTGAACGAACCAGTTTATTTGTCATTTGATGATCCTTATTTTCTAAATATTTATTTACATTCGGGCGCTTCGATTCTTTCTTCATTGCTTGTTCCTCTTTCGGATTTTTTTCTTGAATTATTGAATAATATTTGTTTTCTTCCTCTTGGATAGGTTGAGGAACATTTTGGTTTTCTTCTTTAATCATTATTGGACATGTCTCTTCCTCTTGTTGTTGTGGTTTCTTTGGTTGGCTCGGTAAAAAGCGGGTCTCCTCCTCTTGTTGGAATACTTGTGGTGCGGGAACAGATATTTTATTCTCTTCTTCCATTTGTATTTGATTTGATGGAAGATTCATCGATTGGTCTCCTTGATACTGGTTTTGTTCTTCTTCCTCCTCTGAAAAAGTTGATAATCTTTTCAACAGGCTGGAACCAGCCCCATCAAAATTCTCCATCGTATCAGAAATTGATAAATCAGATTGTTGATTCAGGAACTTCTCTAATTTTTTTTCATAAGTTATTTCTGCGGAGTAGTTAATAATCAAGTATATAATAATTGCTAAAACTGGGATATTAATGATATCATTTGGCGTAAATGTTCGATGAAGTAAATATACAAATAGCGTTGAAACAAATACCGCAAAAATAAAATAGGAGAGTCTTTGTAATATTATCATTAATTTATATTATATAATATTTTTTCTTTGAATATATTAATTTATGGATAATTTATATAAATGTAGTGATATCGTTGAATTAATAAAGGATGATTTTGTTGTTGGTAAAAAACTTAAATTGAAATCTAAAATGACAGATTGTCTAAATGGGCTAATGATTATTTATGCACCGTGGTGTTCATATTGAGTTTCTTCAAAAAATATGTGGATTAATATAGCCCGATTATTCAAATATAAATTTAAAATATATGCTTTTAATTCATATAATTTCCGTGATTCAAATAATGAGCTAACAATTCCATTGGATATTAGAACATATCCTCTCGTAAAATTTATAAAAAAAGATGGTTCAATAATCAATTACGAGTATGATGAATCAGAATCAGAGATTACTAAATTCATAATTAAAAATTCGTAGTGTAATTTTTTCTTAATATCATGAAAAGAATTAAAATTGCGATAAGGAATGTTAAGATGAATATGATTGATGTTATAATTACGAATGGATATATTTTATCAACAATATACATAAAAATTGGATCAATAACTTGTCTTTTAATTTTTTCTTTACTTTCACTTGTGCTTATTTCTTCAACAAAATATTCAATAACGGATTTTGACACTTTTTCAATCATTTTTTAATATATAAAACAAATTTATAATTATTGTTAAACTTAAAAAAAAGAATATATTCAATTCATGGCCGAATATATTACAGTATTTAATACAAAGTCTTTATATGGGGTTGAAAAGAGTGGAGGTATTTATTATTTTAAAGTTATATTAGATGATTCACATGAATTTGTAAAAGAACGTTTGGATTGTTTGGAAAAAAAAGAGTGTGAGCGTATAATGAAAGCAGATAAATTCGATTCATTACCGATAATGAGTAATATGCGGAAAATGGATAATGGGACTGTCATTTTACGAATTCGTATAATTGTAATGCGTGGACGGAAAATTTATAAAATGAAATATGACCGGAATATTAATAAGGAAGATTATCTGACAGGAGTGGATGATTTACATATTGATAGTAAGATAGATGTTAAATTTAAGGTCGGGACGGGTTATACATTTATGGCGAATGGTTCCATACATTTCGGATTAAATATTTATTTAGACGAGATTATGTTGTATTAAGTGATTGCGTAATACTTTTATTTTTAAAAAAAAATACAATATAAATGGATGAAAAAGTTTTCAATCATTCAAATTACCATTCAAAAGATGATTCCAATGTTAAATATTCGCATCCGAAGCGTTTAGACAATGTTTTATTTTCGGGAGTTCATTATTTAGAAGAAGATAAAAAACACCGGATTTTATATGAGTTTGAGGTTTCTTGTATCGAATTATATAAAGGTAAGGTTAAATTTTTCTTGGATGAACCATTACAGGAGTTTATAGAGGGATTAGATGAGTTGAATATTGGGAAGGTTTATGAAAATAGTAAGAAGTGGTTTGATAAATCATTCGATTATGATAAGGTCGACCGTTGGTATAATCGTCCAATTATTACAAAATCGAAGAAGGGTTTATTTGTATTATGTAGAATTGGAAAAGATATAAAAGTTGAGGATACTAAAAATAAGAAACTGAGTTTAGAGGATATAACATCATCGTGTGTTGTTCGAATTGAATTTTTTGGTTTAGAATTTTATAAAGAGGATATTGTTCCAGTATATTCTGTAAATTCTGTTGTTTGTAGGTCTAAAAATGAAGATGTTATTGACAGTGGGGACGATTCCGGAATATCATCAAAAGATGAAAGTGATAGTCATAATGATTTAGAAGAGGTTCAAGTGGAAACTATGGAACCGGTGGAATATAAAGAAGTTTCTAATTTGAATGAGATAAAGACGAAAACATTAGAGCGGGAGTTAGTTTTAGAACATAAAGATGAGATTTCTTTATTTAACGAAGAGTCGTGTGTATTTAATGAATCTGCGAGACTTCATATTGAGAAAGAAATAGAAAGACTACGAGATTTAAAATTAAATGAATTAAGAGAAAAGAGAAAACAACATCGTGAGAAATCAA